GATTCGGACCCCCTCTCCACTGTCGATTTCGTTTTCGACATTTTAAAGCAAGTAACGAGATTCTTAACAAGCACTACAATGAATTTTATTTTCTTTATAGCAATAACTTTATGATTATATTTTAACACAATATATTTAAATATGACAGAATCACAATATTATTTTACAGATAGAGTTGAAGGCGAAGCTCCGGCTTTCTTTTCAAATGGCATGTCAATTCTTGCCTACGAGGAGTACATACAGGCTTATCCGTATGGTATTCCAGACACTCGTCGAATGAATGATTTAGGATATAATAGGATTAGAACAGCAATGATTGCTGATAATCACGTTGGTTATTGCGTCGTTAACGGAAAGAGTGAATATTACACAGCGGAAGATTTACTTACTGTAGTCTCCTTCCGTAAAAGTATGCTACATTTAAATTGGCCTCCCATTGTTATTAAAAGAGATTTCCATGACGCTTTATCTGTTTTGTATCGTGATAATCAGGTAGACAGGTGGCATGAAGATAAGATCAGTACTGAACGTGAGCGTTCAATCTTTTTGCGCTCTATTAATAAGTATGAGGCTAAATGGAATGCTACTCGCACTAATTATAATTCTCGATTATTTCAAGATCTTAAGGGTAAGCTAATGCAGGAGGTTGAAGCTCCACCACGGGGTTTCACTCCCATACCGCTGAATGCAGACCCACTTGAATCTCTACAAGATCCTATACAACCAGAGTCGATGGAGTCATATTCTTGGGACGCTATGGTGGAATCATTTGGTAACTTATCAAAGATGTTCGAGGATGTAGCATTAATCTTAGGTGATAAACACGATTTATACCAAGTTGAGAGATGTATCTTCCATTTTGTTCGATTATTTGAATGCACCAACATGAGCCAATTAATACTACATATCACTGATTGCGCACATGAGACTGTAGGGGTTAGTGTGATACAGCAGGTCAAGACTATGTTTGATTTTTACAATGAGCAAGTTATTCCAGAGTCTGGATTTGATTTTGTCGAGTTATTACGTAACTCGCTCACCAACTGGAAGAGTTTGCAACGGAGTCAGGTTTTAAAGCATTTGAATTTTTTGATTAGTTGCCTTATAACGCTACAATTATGTAATTCTCGCACTCTTAGTTGGAGTGTAGGAGGGTTGAATATATTCAAAGCTAAGGCTTTGGATAAAACTACAAGTGCATCAAATGTCATAACGGCTGCTTTCGATAGCATAGTATTCTTTGTAGAAATGGGTTACCAGTGTTTCCTACAGAAATCGGTGGGACCCCTATTTGAGACAGACGATGAAATCACACAGTTTGAACGTGACTTCTTTTACTTAGAGAAGCACATTGATAATATTGAATGTGGGAACTACAGAGCTTGCACTGGTTGTGATGAAGATCACTATGGTCGTCTGTTAGCAAAAAGTCAAGAGAAAATTGATCATTTACACGCTTGTGCTGAAGACCTGCAAAGTAAAACACTCTTAGGACAATACAGGAGGAAGATCAAGATGTTTGTCAACCAATTCCATGCCTTTAGGAGTGGTGCTGGCTTACGAATAACACCGGAATCAGTTATGTTATATGGTGATACATCAATCGGTAAATCCAGTCTTCTTAAGATAATTCTGAAGTTGTTTTTCGCTGCAATTGGTGAAGAATACTCGGATGATTTGGTCGGCATGTATGATCCTTCTGACAAATTTATGTCAAAATGGAAGTCTGAGTTTATTGCCATGATTATGGATGATGTTTGTAACACTAAGAGTGCTTTCGTGGAAATTAGTCCATGTAAAGTTATTCAAGAGGTTATAAATCCTTTTCCTATGTCAGCACCACAGGCCGAGGCACACAAAAAAGGTAAGGTACGAGTGGAGCCAAAAATGGTTGGTCTGACTACAAATAAGGAGGATTTAGAAGCTGGTATTTATTCGAATAAACCTAATTCTATATATAGGCGTATTCGTTTACAAATAAGGCCTGAAGTTAAGAAAGAGTTTCGAATATCTGGATCTCATATGATGGATCAGAACAAATGCAATGCATGGTTAGATGAACACCCTGACCAAAGTGAATTACCTGATTTTTGGATTCTTCATGTTGAGAAATTACTTTGTGATATGGCAGCTGATGGATCTGACATACACAAAAGAGTGTATGCAGACCCGTGCTTGGAAGGCGGAGTCTCCATACAGCAATTTGCTAAATGGTACATTCCGAATGCGCGCCAATATTATGAAGGACAGA